TATAATCCGCAAAACGAAACGTTCCGAAAAAATAAAACGAAGCGATGTGTTTCGTAAAACGAAATGTTCTTTTTTCGACTTCCCCACACATAACTTAAAAACGCCTCAGAAGACTCTGGGGCGTTTTAAGTTTCTTAATCATAAAAATCTCACACATTCAAATCGTACTTCACGTTCTCATCACCATCAAGCAGTAGCCTTGTTCGCTCTAAATTGTTCTCGTATATGTCTACATTTCCGAGATTCAGTGTGATATTCTTCTAATTCTTACAATTCCCTTTGCGCTTGAGGTCTTTTCCTCCGCAGCGCAGCCACACATTTCATTTGAGTTCATAAGTTGATAAGTTTATAAGTTCTTTAGTTCACGAGTTGAAAGTTTACGAGTTGATAGCATTCTTATTTAATTGTCAAAAACCCTTTTACAACTCCTATATATTGAGCTCTCATGTTTCCAGACAGACTCGTCAGCACCATTGGAACGAGCGGCACGAGCGCAACAAGTGTTGTCGTACCATTGTCTGTAACCATTTCCACACCTTTAATCGGCACACCAAACGCTCGAAACATAGCTCCAGGCTCTATTTCCACACGGACATTTACCATTTTGTTCGGATATATTGCTTTTCCTACAGCAAGCGTTGAATAGAACCATATTGTTTCAGTGGTGTAATTGTAGATATTTAATACAGCACCGTTAAGTTCTGAAGCAAGCACGTATCCACCATTGATATTATTGACGTTTGTTATATACCACGACAGTGACGGACTTGACATCAAATATCCGAACGATTGCTGCTCCACAAAAGGCTGTGACATCTTCTGTGCTGTTAAACTTTCTGCGGATATGAGGTTAGCATTGATGTGACCGTTTTCGTCCACAAAAAACGTCTGCTCGCCCTTGTTGTTCTGCACCTTGAAGTTGTCAGACGTAGCAGTGAAGTCCTTGTCTTTGAGACTAAATCCACTCGCCAATAGTGCTTCCACCGTGCCGTCGTAGGCACACCATGGCGTTGCCGTGTCGCCCTCCTCGAGTTTAGGTCGGCAAAGCCACATCAAACTTTCGTCTGTTCCAGAGTGTGCGAACAGCACAGTTATCAACGTTTCATTTTTGGTCGTGAAAGTCCAGTGCCTGCGTTCCCAGTCTTTAATCTCCCCCACATAATATTGTACATCACTACCCTCCATAAACGCTAAGCCTTGCGTGCTTACAGTCTCGTTTACCACGGTATAAATTATATTGACGTTTGCTTTGTTCGGCTTAAACTTCACCCATGCACTCATCGTGTAGACAGTGTTTGGCTTCACTTTGATTTTCTCCCACTTAAAAAATGTCCAACGAGCTACACCGTCTTTTGATTTGAACATCACAGCATCCGAGCCAGCAACGCCGCCGCCTTTGAGGTATTGGAAATATTCCGCATCATCCACTTTAATTTCTCCAAGCCCCACGCCCAAATGCTTCTGAATGGCTCTCTTATTGGTGGTGTCAACTCCATCGAGGTCGAAATCACTTCCCCACAGCAAGTTCGGGCGTGTACCGTTCGCCACCGTCAAGTTGAAGCTGTCGGCGGTCTGCTTTAGCTCCGTACGGCTCACTTTGTCTCGCACCTCCGTCCTAAATCTGTCTATTGTAGTTTCAAAACCGCTAACCCTACCGTCAAGTGTGCTTACCTTACCTGCTATGCCGTCTATCTTACCGTCTAATCCGTCAACTTTATTCCCAAAATCAAAGTTTGCCTCTACCTCATATTGTAAACCTATAGTCCGTGCATCTAAAGCCTTTCCTCCTTGCATCAAACAGACACGAAAGGAAGGTGTGTCGTCAAAGTAATCAGCATAGTCGTATATAGACTTTATCTCCCAGTAAGGCTTGCCATCTTCCCACTTAACCTCGAACGATGCCCAAGACGGTTCTATGGTCAGTGATAATCCGAAAGTGTCAAGCCTTCCTAATTCTGAATAATGTTTCTCGCCTTCTTTCCGTGTTATCATATATTTTAGAAACAGCTCCACCTGAGACGTTTCTCGCTTAGTGCCATGCACCACAGCTTTCTCTATCTTTGGAATAAGCCTGAAAACTACAGCGTCTTCACCATTGTTTCCTGGTTTTCCTGGTTCACCTGGTTTTCCTGGCTTCCCTGGTTCTCCATTTTTCCCATCATAAACAAAAACGACCGATTTGCTATCCACCTTCTTTCCGTCTATATAGAGATTGATGTAATAAAAGCGGACATATCCTGTATGAAGGCTGAGTACCCATTTTTTATCGTCTTTGTTGTACGTTAGCGAGTATGAGGATATAGGTTGACCGTCACGTAGCACCTCTATTTGAGCCTTCGCATTATCCAACTGAACTATTTTATCACTCTCCATGCGAAAAGCTCTGATTTCAATAAATTCAGGGTTTTGCTGATCATATTTACTGACAGAAACCTGCGAAGAAGATAGTTCAAGCCTATACACAACTGCATTCTTTCCTTTGATAAGCGACCATGTATATTTGTCGGCATCAGTGCTGTCAGGCTCATCCGTGTAGCTGACATACTGACCGATATACGCTCTATCTTTGCTGTCATCAGTACTGAAGTCTACTTTTCCGTCTGGTGAGTTTGCATACGCAATATGTAAGTGTGGCGTTTGACCGTCTTTCCCGTCATTCACCGCCGTTATTGTTATAATGGATCTGGCTAATACTTTGTTCATGAAATGGGTTTTTAAGTTTTTAAGTTTTTAAGTTTACAAGTTGACGAGTTTACGAGTTGATAGTTTTGCTAATTACTCCCCTCCCTTTTGGGGAGGGGTCGGGGGAAAGGCTTCTCTCCTCCTTCGGTTTCCCTCCTCTTTATGCTTTTCTAACCTCGCACACAAAAGTTGCCTTCTGGTCTACGTCGGCTGCCAATACTTTCAAAGGGTTTCCCGTCTTTGTGGGCGACGATGTGCCAGTGAAGTTCTCTTGCGCTCCAGCCTTGTTGTACTTCGTCCATGTGTAGGTAAACTTAGATGTCTGTGCGCTCACATCTTCTAACTTCACGCCATTTTGCCACACCTCGGCGTTGATATCTATTTCTCCCTTGCCATTGACGATGACATTTCCCTTAGGGGCATGCAGCACTACCTCGTATGGATCAGTGCGGTCTTCGAACGTGACGATGGCTTCGGAAGTTTGCCCCTCGTCGGTGGCTATCACTTTGTAAGTCTGTACGTTCAACACATCATCAGCATGTACTGTGAGCGTGCTGTTACCACCACTTGTTTGTACCCCTGTAGAAATATCCTCGAACTTTCCGTTGGCAAAATTCAGTTTCTGCCATTGAAACTTCTGAATAGAAGTATCGTGTACACCGCCACGATAGCACTCGGCATGCGCTGTCAGTTCTGTGATGCTCGTATCAAAGCTGTTTCCTTTCGGCTGTGTCAGCACCACTTGAAGAAGTGCTCCTGCTGATGTGGACTTAATGACCTGCGTCTGCGCCTCAAGTACCGTGTCGACGTTTGTCAATGTGTCATGGTAGGTAGCCTTGACATTGATGTTCAACGCATTTGAGGAAATGTTGCTCGCTATGGTAAGCACTGCACCTGCACTGATGGCTCCCACAGAATATCCGCCAACACTCTTTCCAGCCTGCACTTTGGTACCATTGATGTCGTATTCGATAGCAGTGAGTGCGCTGACCATGTTTTGTCCACTACCCGTCACATACACTTTAGGTGTAATCGTATTCTTGTCGGTGCTGAAGTTGGGTACATACACCTTGGTGTCAGGATTGTACATCTGCGACGGATTTTTCACTTGCAGTATCATGGATACCTGCTTTGCGTCATTCAAATCTACGATTGTGATTTGTCCTCTTGATAAAATTTTGTTTGCCATTTTTTTAAGTTTATGAGTTTTTTAGTTTACGAGTTTACAAGTTTACGAGTTCACGAGTTGATAGCTTTTAAGTTTATGAGTTTACAAGTTTACGAGTTCATAGCTTTGCTAACCACAAAGTTCAATGTTCAACGCTATCACAAATCAAGCACTCCACTTGTGCCATGTTGTTCACCTCCTGCGCACTCAGTTCTATTCTGCTTCCGCACTGCTGGTGCCGTTTGTTCCAAAAAGTGTCAAACTCGGGATTACCGCTATGGATGACCCACGAGAACTGCCAGTCTTTCAGCGTTTCCGTAATTTCTTTCGTGCCATAATACACCACTGCAAAAAGCCAGACGGAACCTTGCCCGTTACGAATGATGTTGCCGTTGGGCGTATCGGTGAAAATGTTTACCGTATAACTACTCTCGCCTTTATCTCCTTTGCCGCCCTTGTCCACCAACAGCATCCATGCATCACCTTTGCCTGGTTCTTCTGTTGTTCTCTTACCAGGCTCTATGATGCACAGCCATTGCCTACCGCCATGTGTTACGCTGTCATAGTAGCCGTATTCCTTTCCGCTTTTCCATTCACCGAGCAACACAGGTACGGGTCTTATCTCACCCGATGAGCTCCTCGCCCTCAAGTTACCCACTATCTGATTGTCATTCTGTGCAAGATACGTCTCCCTATGCTTGCTTAGGTCATAGCTGTTCACACCGACATACTTTGCCCAGTATGGCGCCACAAGTCCGACGTCAATACTCTTGTAAGCACTATTCACGATGACGCTCTGCCTGTCTGTGTTGGTTCTATTTCCTACCTGTGCCGTTTGATCACCTACTAGTGGCACATCACTGTTATCGGCACAATCCGTCCTGCTCAATACAATCTTCAGGCACTCTACCTCTTCACCATTGATGTTTCGTCGAACAGCCTGCGTGGGTGCATCCGTCACTAATCGCCAATAAAAGTGATTGCAGACATTGTGATTCGTTCCAACCCCTACGTTGAACCCACCGTAACACATCATCTGGTCATTCACCTCACACATCTGCACAAGCTTCACTCCGTCTTTCTCGGCTCGTTGATAGCACGCATACCCTTCTGTTGTTTCTTCCGCATCATCAATCTTAAACGTTGCCGCACTTTGGATGATGATGCCTCCCGCTGCTATTGCTTTGAGTATTTCCAGCTCAAAGAATGTCGCCTTCCCCGTTACCGTGAGGTTCCTGGTAGTGACGTTTCCCGAGTTGTTGATGTCCCCCTCGTTGTTGATGTTGCCTGCGTTTGTAATGTTACCATCGTTCTTGATGTCACCCCTGTTGACAATGCCCTGAAAAAAGCTCACCGCCTTTGAGATGACTCCCTTGAGGAAGGTGACAACCTCTGCTGCCGTGTTGGGTATGTCGTTTCGTAGGAAGTGCGTCAGTGTTTTTGATTCCAAGCTCACCTCATCCGCCCTTGTTGCTTCGTCCGCCTTCTTGGCATGCTCTGCCTGTTCGGCGATGATGGCCTTTTCCGCCATTTTCGCCGTGTCGGCTTTGCTGGCGTGTACCGCCTCCTTGACGGACTTGTCTCCATAAGCTGCTCCCGGTGTCCTGACCGTTGGCGTTGTAGCCTTATTTTTCGGTTTCTTGATAATCTTTACGTCTATCATGTTTCCATCTCCTTTAACGACATTTCAGCTTCTCCCGATTCGAGGTTCCTTGTGATGCCTTGTACGAAAAAGTTCTTTCCCAGTGCTGGATGCCTGTAATGCGCGAATGTACTGACATAGCCTCCTTTCTTATCAATGAGCTTTTGCGTCATGAGAATTCTGGGCAGGTGGTACTCGTTGTAATAGCTGTCAACATACAGCTGCTCCGGCTTTGCCTGTCTCTTCGTTGTGTGGTCGTAGAGCTTGATTACCCCGTCGCCGGTGAGCAAGTTGAGTGGCGTGCTCATGCATACCCCCTGTGCCACGCCCAGCTGCCTGCACTCGTCTGAGGTGAGTGCCGAATTGATTTTGAACTCGATGTCATCCTTCCTGTTAACAAACTGCTGCTTGTCGTCGCTCATGTAGACGATGTCGCTGTCACCCGGTCTTTCGATCATTCCATTATCGCTGTACACCTTCACCTGAAAATCCTCGATGAGAATACTGCTGACGTTCGCCAGCAGTGAAATGGTGTTGCTGGTCCACTTGGTATGTCGGAAGAAGGTGGGGTGCCTCCTCGTGATGTTCTCCCATGTGGCGTTTACTGGTCCGAGTATCATGAACTTGACCTGTCCGCTGACCTTGTCCGCCCTTATGATGGGAATGGCCGTCCCCTCGACATCAATTCCCATTTTGTAGCTGATGTTGTTTTGTATGTCAAATTTTCTTCCGATGAGCTTGTCTCCGACTTTTGGATCGAATCCAATGGTGAAGCACTGCTGATAATACTCGTCGTCGCTGGTGCATTGCTCCCTTGTTTTGTATTCTCTCCATTTGTAGTTATCGGGACTTCCCCCGTCTCCCTCCTCAACCACGCACTTGTCTCCGATGATGAGCATGCAAGCCAGCACTGCCACTTTCGAGATTCTGTCTGTTCCGTCTCCAATGGCACTGTAGTTGAACTCGATTTGCTCTGGCGCCGACCCCGTGAAGGGTACCAGTCCGAGCGTGGTATTCCTGTCCCATACCGGCTCTTCGGCTGGTGTGTCGGCTTTCCACCACTGTTGGGTGTAATACTTGTTCCTGTCGTTCTTGGCTGGCACCGTGTGGTGCCACCACTGCCTGATTCCTGTTCCTGTGTACGCTTCGCTGGGTTGGTAGTCGTTGATGGCCCTGAAGTTATCCGTGAGCGGCATGAGGGGATTGAGAATAACGTTTCCGCTGATAACGATGTAGTTGGTTGTCTTGTCATCGCTTGGTGAGAATACCCCCCCGGAGGCACTCCCCTCGTATACTGCCCTTGGAATGGATGCCTTGAGACTTTGCTCGTTTGGAAACACTTTCGCTGGGTTGTTGTCGATACCGTTTCCGTTGACACTCACGACAAGATAGTTGGTCATTTGCACTTTTGAAATGGGTGCATTGTCTTTCACCGCGCATGGCTGTTCGACCTTTCCAAAAGCGATGATGGCTGCTGCGTCGTTATTTCTCAATGCGTTTGGCAACGCCTGCTGGTTGCGCCCACTTTGACTGTACTGCTGCATGATGCTTCCCGTACCGTTGACTGGGAACCTCCACTGCTGGTTCTCCATGACTCTTACGAACCAGAGGGTGATGAGGGCTCCGTCGTAATCAGTCGTTCTTCCATGCGTGATGGCGTCAAAAGCGTCGATGGAGGAGTTTCCCTCCCCATCGCAACTGTACTCGGTCATGTATTTTTGCTTGGCGTTGTAGGGGGTTGCGAGTGTGTTGTTGTCAAACGGGCTCTCAACGACGTTCTCCACGCTCTCGGTCTTGCATGTGAGCAGCAGCTGGTTGTAGACCTCTCCAACGCTGATAGTAGTGTCTTCGCCGATGACGTTGCTGTTGCTGATGTCCACGCATTGCCTTGTGGTGACCGACTCTTGTGCGCTGACGAGGTCACGCCACCGAATGGGTTCCCCGCTCTTTACGCTTTCCCATGCGAATATGTAGAATATAAAGCCTTCTTGCCTGATGTGCAGGTTGAGGTATTTGAGTGTTTCCTCCAGCACTTCGTCCTGCTGCCACACCTCATCCTCGTCATCGCCAAGAAAGAGCAGCTCATTGACGGAAAGGTGGCTGAAAAGCGAATATTTGTCCTGTTCGAGGCTGTCGACAGCGCGGCTTCCGTCGTATAATAATGCCACCTTTCCCTGTCCCTTGACATCGACCCCCTTGGTGATGTCTCTGAGCATTTGGATGATGATGTCTGCCATGGTGCGCTGTTTTGCCGTGGCCTTGATGCCTGCGTATGACACCCCCAGCGTTCCCACGTCCCTGTACTTGGTATATCGCATTGCAGTGAGTACGTCGATGCAGCTCAGCTCGATCTCGTCTTGCTCCTCATTATATCCCTGCGAGTAAGTCTGTGGCTCTACAAATCCGGCAAAGAGACATTCCCCCTCCCGATAGATGTTGACCACCACGTCGCGGCATGACGCGGAGAAGAAGTCGGGCACGAAATTTTTTGTGAGCAGCCTCACGCTCGCCTGTTGACAGAGCAGCACGTCGAAGGTGTCGCTGACCTGGCTCGTGATGTCCACGGGGTCGTCGGTCCAGCTGATGCCACTCTCCTTTGCCCCTATCTCTATGTCTGGCGTATGACTGCCTTTTGTGAGGATGTGCACCTCTATGCGCTCGTTGAGCTGGTTGTAAAAATGTCCGTGTATGTACATTGAGTTTATAAGTTTTTAGTTCACAAGTTGACAAGTTGATAGCTTGAAGTTTTTTAGTTGATGAGTTTTTAAGTTTGTAAGTTGACAGTTCAAAGTTCAAAGTTCAAAGTTTAATATTCGTCTTTTTCCTGCTGATGCGCGTCTCGTTGGCAAGGGCTATCACGATGTCGCGCCCTCTGAGCCTTGCCTCAAGCCTGCCGCTGAAACCGCCGCCTGTATCGCCTATCAGAGATTTTAGTTTGTCAAGTGGCGCTATTACTTCAGGGTTGGAGCTTGCTCCGCCATATTCTCCCATAAGGGCGAGGGTCGGTCCGTACACCAGACCTCCATTAGCAAATTTCGGAAGAGACATCATCATGCCGACCAATGAAGCCACCATACCCACGCCCACTGCTATGCCCACGAAGGGTATGCTCGCATGGGCCTTCATTGTCTTGGCAGCTGCACCTGCGACATCGGCTGTAGTCTCCGCATGAGTAGCGGCAGTCCGAGCTGCGCTGTTCGTAACCTCAATACCTGTAGCCGTGGTGTCTATCGTAGCCTCTGTAGTCTTGGCCACGCCTTGTGCCATTGTGGCTGCGGTATTTGCCTGCGTAACACCAGTGAGTGCCTGCACAATCGCAATGATGCTGTTGATGCCCTGATAAATCTGTATAGCTGCGTCCACTACACTGACAATGGTTTCCCAAGCTCCTCGATTGCCCTCAAGAGCATCTGTCAGTGAAGAGATACCGCCACCTATGCCTTTGAGAGAACTCCACGAATTCTCTACCGTAACATTACTCTTTTTAAGTATCTTCTGGTAGTTCTCATAACTCTCAACAAGTTTGTTCACTTCAGCACGCTGACTTTCGTCCATTGGGTTCTTCGCATCAGAGAGCATATCCTGCAGCTCCTTGATACGCTTCTTCACGCCATCCAAGCCCATTACCTGAAGTTCCAGCGTAAGTTCCCTGCCGTTCATACCATTGAGCTTGCCCACCTCGTCCTGCAGTTCAGGGATACGTGTCAGCTGTTTCATGGCATCACGCTTTTTCTCCAGTGCCATAATGGTACGCTCTATCTCGGATATTTCCGAGGCACTTGCCTTTTTCTGTTTGGACTGGTAGTAGCTGATAGCTGTATCCAGCTCCTCTATGCTATCCAGCCTTGAAATATCTTCAGGCTTTTTCAGCTCGTCCAGTGTATCGTCCCACTTTTTGCGCAGGTCATTCAAAGCATTGATTTGCTTCTGTATTTCGATACGTTCCTCTTTCGTGGCGGTCTTCAGCAAGTCTGAGTAGAACTGTATCTCTTCCTCCAGCTGTTTGTATGTCTTTATCTTGTCAATGCCTACATCTATGTGCGCACTGCGTTCAAATGCCGTTTTAAGGTCGTTCAAACGCTGTATTTCCTTGTCTATCCCGGCAAGGTCTGATTTCGTGGCACGCTCCCGGAGTGCCTGCTGGTAGGCTATCTCATTGTTGATGTCTTCAAGGGATTTCAACTCCGTAGGGCGTGCAGCCATATCCTGAATACGGCTGATGGTTTCCTGCTGCTTTTGGAGCAGGGCTATTTTCTGGGCATAGAGTGCGATAGTCTTGGTCTCGGAGCCCTTGGTCGTTTCGAGTTTGTTCTGATAATACTGGATGTTGTTGCCAAGCTCCTTGTAACTCGTGGCGTTGGCTATGAGTTTCTTTCCGTCATACAGGTCGGTTTCTTTCTTGTTCCTCTTTTTATCTTTGTCTTTTTTGTCGCTGCCGCTGACAGGAGAATTGAACTTCTTGTTCCCTTTGAGTGCCGCCTGTGCATTCTCGGTCTTTGCCTTCGTGTTCTCTTTCAGTGCCTTGGTCTGCTTTTCTATTCCTCCTGTCTGTTTTGCAGGACCGTTGTCATCTATGCCAAAGAACTTCTTTACCCATTCCCAAGCCTCCTTGATGACAGCACTTGCCTTTTCAAAGGCTTTCACAAGGAAGTCCCATACAGCGGAAGCCAAGTCTTTTACCACAGCCCACACTTGGTCGCAGATGTTGCGGAAGGTCTCACTGTTGTTATAGGCTGCCACCAATATGGCTACCAGTCCGGCTATCGCCATAATGACTATGCCAATGGGATTGGCACTCAGCACGAAATTCAGTGCTATCTGTGCTATCTTCCAAGCATTGGAAGCAAGCACGGCAATCTTTGAGGCTGCAGCCTGTGCGAGAGTGGCAATCTTGACAGCTCTCAATCCAGACACAACGGCCACCAAACCGCCTTTCAGTTGTGCCATACTCATTAACGCCAGTCCCGTGTTGGCTATCATTTCCATATAGGGGGCAGAGGTACTTGCCAAGGAACCCGCCCAGTCAAGCATGGACTGCACTTGATTCTTAAGCATTTGTCCGACACTGTCTCCCGTGCTTGCCATCTCATTGAAGGCTTCATCAATCGTACCGGCAGAATTAGCCATTGCTCCAATATTCTCCGAAAATTTGTCTTTCTGCTCCCCAGTCAAGGAACCGAGCAGACGCAATGCCTCCGCGCTGCCGAACAGCTGTCCATAGATAGTCTCACTGAGCTGTCCGGTCTTGGCTGAATATTCCTGAATGCTTGCATCCAACCCCAATAGGAAGTTCTCAAGCCCTCCTGCAGCCTGTACGCTTGCAGCATTGAAGCCTATGCCCATAGCCTCTGCTGCCTGTGTCGCTTCCGCAGACGGTTTGATAAGCGCATTCAGAACAGCCGCCAACTGGGTAGAAACTTCTGCCGTATTACCGGTAACACCGGTGGTAGTGGCGAAGACTGCCATAAGCTCATCCATTTCCACACCCAATTGAGAGGCACTTCCGCTGACACGGGGCAATGCCTGACCAAGCTGCTCAAAACTCGTAACACCGTTTTTGGCGGTCATCTGTATCTTGTCCTGTATAGCCCCGGCTTTATCCCAACTCAACCCATAGTTTTTGATGAGGGTTGATGTTACTGTTACGGTCTGTCCCAAATCGGCAAGTCCGCCGACAGCAGCCTTGCTTGACTGATCCAAGAATTCTATCCAGTTGTCCTCTGGAACACCGTTGGATATTGTTTGGTATAATCCATTGGCAAGTTCCTCACGAGCCAATGGTATTTTCTTGCTCAAGCCGACAATTTTATCAGAAAGCGCATCGAATTCCTCTCCGCTCTTGCCTGCCATTGTGTTGGCACTCCGCATGGCAGTTTCAAAACTGTTGAATGGAGCGGCGAGTCCTCCAACCATATCACGGAGAGTTTCGATTGATCGCATCGCACCTTCGAATATCATGCTCCTCGCTGCCATCTCTTTCAGCTGTGAGCCTGTATTTCGTGCCGTTTCTCCCACCTTATCCAAGGCCTCGTCAAGTCCGGTAGCTTCTACGGTAAGGTTTTTCAAAACGTTACCATCGACACTTTTTATCTTGATTTGAAATTCTACTGCCTTTGCCATTTGTTAGTGTTACTTTAATCCATTGCGTCGTTTAGCTTCCTCAAAACGCTTGATGAATTCTTCTTTACTGATCTTTTCTTTCTTGGTTAGATTCTCATCCTCGTCCCATGGAAATGGGAGAACGTCATGAGCCGTCAATTTACCTTTCACATACGGCTGAATAAAAAACATACCCATCATCCTTGTCCGTTCCCAATCGGCACGCTCCTTATCCCTATGCTGTTGCCCCCATCGACTCCATGCTTCATAGAACTCGAAAGGGGTACACCGTTCAAAGTCATCCCTGCTCATCCCGATGCACCCCAAGGCTATTCCAAGCAATTCGTCAATGCTTACTTGCCCCGCACGAGATTCTCCGTTTTTTTTTGCGAGGCAGCCATATCCTCGTAAAAGGAATTGACACTGTCCGGCTCCAGTGAGTCGGCAAACATCTCGAAATCCATGTCAAAATCAACTTTATCCGCATGGCATGCACTCTTGACGCAGCAAAAGATAAAAAGTACCAGCTCCGATATATCGGTCTGTTTGAGCTCACTCACGTCCTTGCCAGCTTCATTTTTGAAACGCACCATTGCTCCCATGGTTACACGACAGGGATATTCCTTTCCTGCAATTCTCAGTTTGTTGAGTTTCTTATTGTCCATGATTTCCATTTTTGATTATCCACCTACAGTTCCAGGTTTGGTTGTGTCACCCACCTTGCCTGTATTTTCCAGTTGAATCGAATACTTCGAGTCGTCTCCAGCCTGAGCATCGAGTTCAAGAGACGTAATGATATACTTGCCACTGCCGCTCGGGCCTACATTGTCCCTTCCGCCGTAACTTGCATCCACAGGTTCGCCCTTGAGCTGTAGTTTTTTAAGTTCTGCATAGGTGTTGTAACCATCGGCAATTACGAAACCATCGGCAGAAATACTTTCCGAGAAACTCTTTACGTATTTCTCCTTCCATTTTCCTGAACTGGCTTCCTTTGTCACGCGCTCACCGGTCTCGGTAGTTGTTGTAATCTTGCAGCCGGTAGAGAAGCCAAGGGCACTGCCTCCTACAGAGAGGATTAGGTCAGTTCCATCCACTACTTTGTGTTCTGTCATTTTTTTATATTTTGATTGTTTTTATTACTATGCCGGCCGCCACCCCGACGATAAAGGCGAAGCATATAATTTTAAGACTGGGCGAAGCACGCTCCTTTGCCGTTTCCTTCAACTCGCTGTTCAACCTGTTCGCCTCATTGAGTTGCCGTTTGAGCGTGATGATGTTCTTTGAGTAACTTGCGGCTACCAGTAGCAGTGAGTCGCATTGTGCCTCAATGATGATTTGCTCAGGCTCATTCGCCGTTGCCGGTTTCCTTTGGAGTTTGACGGCCGCCTGTTTTTCCCTTGCTGTGTACGCCGCTCCCGGTGGCAGAGATCTGATGCTGCCGAGTGGCAGCTTGAGACCGACTGTTGCCATGGGCACCCTCACCGGCTTCTGCCATGTTTGGGTGACCATCGCCGTGAGACTGTCCCTTTGCAGGCTCATGCTTTCCCCGTGCCGGCTTTGGCGTGTCACTGTCTTGGTCGAGCGACAGCTCCACGCTGACAGGGCAAGTAGTGCGATGAGGGCATATCTGAATAGCCTCGATGGCCCGTGAGAGGCGGTTGAGCGCCCGTCGCATCTTGTCGCCATCGGTGCGAAGATTCTCAATTTTGTCATAGTTGGTTTCGTTTTGCTGCTGCAGACTGATGAGCTCACGGCTCACCATGTCGTACATCTGCTTGTAGGTATCCTCTATCTTTTTTTTCTCCTCGACGGTTCTGAGGCGTCGGTTGGCGATCCAGGCAATGGCGGCTCCGATACCGCCCGATGGGATTGCCCATTGCAGGATTTGAAATATCGTGTCTCCCATTGCTCTGTGTTATAAATGTTGATTGAACGTTTGCCGTATGCCTATCTCGGCTATCCACTGGCCCACGTCGAACGAGGGGCATTGCTTGGCGGGGTTGAGGTCGTGGTGTCCTACGATGAGTATCTGCGGGAACCGGCTGTGGAACTCGAGGACGTATCGCTTGAGCGCCTCGCACTGTGCCGGCGTGCGGGTGTCCTTAGGGTGCATGTGGCTGTCGCATCCGCCCACATACACGATGTGCCGGCTCACACTGTTGTACCCTGCCGCACCATTGGTAATCTCCCAGTTGTCTACACGGTCGTCTTCGTTGTTGGGCGCCAGCCGCTCGATGGTGCCGTCAAGATGAATGAGGTCTGTGTAGCCCACGTGTCTCCACCCCCTGCCTGCCGGGGGTGGGGAGGTATGCCATCGGCGTATCTCAGCCGCGGTGACCTCGCGCCCCTCAGGCGTGGCGGTGCAGTGGATGACGAGATATTTCATGGGCTTGCTCATCATGCGTTTTCTTTGTAACCGCTTGCCATCACCACGCCTGCGTCGCTCTTCTTAGGCATACAGATAAAGTAATGGCGGAAGTTAATCTTGTTGCGCTGGTATTCAGGGTCGGTGGAAGCCTCGCTGTAATACATCTTCGTGGACCCTGTCGCCTTAAACACGCGTGGCGTGTAGAAGGCGAACGAACACTGGAACTCGCCCTTCTCGGCGTTTGCGCCAAGTGCTTTCTTGACGCCAGCCTGCGTATAGAGCGGCGTGTTGGCATACTCATAGATGTCGAACCCGTAGAGCTTGCCCACCTTACCGGTGTTGCGGTCAATGTTGTACTGCTCACGGAAGTTCTGACTGGCGAGCAGCAGGTCGTTCACGTGGTCAGGACAAAGCACGAGGCGACGGTTGTCCGCAGGCACCTTCATCTTGTCCAGCGCCCGCTTCATGGCCACGAGGTCTTGAGGTGTCAGGCGCAGGCGACCCGTTTCAGCGTCACGCTCTCCGGTGGTGGTAAGAACGGGCGTGGTGGCGCTGTTCTTCTGAGCGCACAATGCATGGGCAGCCTTGGCGAATTTAGAATCGTTCAGGGCATTGCCGTGACTTTCCTTCACGCGTGCCATCTTGTCGTAGCTCACCGCATAGAGTTCGTCGTCGGTGATAGGAGTAACCTTGGTTTGGAACTTATCGAGCTTCACGGCAATATCCTTATCATCCAATGCCTGGAGCGGAATGGGGTAAGTAGTATTATTCACAAGCACGTCAGGGTCAACACCGACATCGACGAGGTGAATCACGTCATTTTCGGCTATTGAACTCTGATCTGGCACGCCGTCCAGCCATGAACCTTCAAGGCCGCTGCGCAGGGCTTTCACCAGCTCGCCGGTCCATATTTCAGTAAATACTCCAGCGCAGAGTGCGCCTTTTGGCATGGCGCCCACCATGGCAGCCACCAGGTTGAGTGTCAACGCGCCCACCATGGCAGGCAAGCCAAGCATTTGCGCAATGACGGCACCTACTATCGCATTGAATAGCAGTGCGAGAATTGTTTTCATGAGTCTGTTCATTTTCAATTCTATTTTTAAGGGTTATACTTTTAGATTTCGCAATCAATACCGTACTCAGTCTTGTACAGGCGTTTGTATTCCTCAGGGTTGTCCGAGCGCAAGGTCTCAATCTGGTCAGCCGGAACCTCGCTCAACTTAGTGAACTTCTGTTCACCTGTAGGAGCGCCGCCCTGATGTCCCAATACGGAAGACAGCTTCACCGCAGGATGCATCGCCTTCAGGGTCTTCTCCAGTTCTTCCGCGCCAATCTTCTTGCCCAGTTCCACAAACTGGTCCTTGTTGTTTAACTCAATGCGTTTGTCGGCGATGGCTTGCTCGACAAGGCTGTTGATTCTCGCCAAGGTGAGCTTCTCTTTTTCCTGAAGCAGAGACGCGTTCTGTTCCTTGACCGCATTCAACTCGGCAATCTTGGCGGAGATTTCAGCCTCGGTGGCCGTTTCAGGCAGCCCCAAATTCAGGGCAATGGTTTTGTTTTCCATTTCTTCTGTTTTTTGTTTGTTAATATTATTCAAAAGCGGCAGCGGGCAATCTACGTCCCTGCCGAGGGTTATTCTTTTTCCGTCTTTATGAAGCACGAGGGCATCATCATTGGCACCGACATCGGCAACGCTTACCTCAAATAGCTTGCTCTTTGTGATGGTAGGACGTGTCTGCCCCTGGACAAGCACGCTCGCATCCTCACTTGTTTCCAATATATCCAAGCCGGCGCTCACCATTCTCAGGCTGCCGAACTCAAACTGCTTCTTGCAGCGTTGGCTAAGTTCCGAGGCGCAGTCGAACATCAGTTCGCCGGTTACCTCATTGTTCTCCACCTTCAAGTCCTTCACATAGCCCACCACGTTGCCACGCTCGTGCATATAGAGCAGTACGGGGTTACGGTTGTACTGAGCCACGTCCAAGCCGCTCGTCAGCACTCTGAACCCGTAGCTGTTCAGGCTGTCATTGGATATTCTTACTCGTTTTCCCATTTGCGTTAGTTTATGAGTTTATTAGTTTACGAGTTCACGAGGTGATAGTTTTCAAGCAACAAGTCTATTTACTCGTCTACTTGTCTCCTTGTCAACTCGTCTACTATCTACTTTTTTCGACTGCAATATTAAGCGATAAATCGCTGATTGCCAAAAAAGTATGAAACCGCTACACGCTTCTATGAAGTGACTGCATCTTTTTTTTGCAACCTCAATAAAATAAGGCAATTTTGCAGTGAAAACGAAACTCCTAAGCAGACGTTTGAAAAACGCCTGCTATATAAAAACATACAAGCTGATTTATGACAAAAGCAGAAACAGAAAAGAAAAAATCACTGGCACGCTCTCTCTACCTTGCAGGAATGGAGCAGAACGAGATAGCGGAGAAAGTTGAGGTGTCAAGGGTTACCATATCCAAGTGGTGCAATGCGGATGGGTGGAAGGAGGCGAGGGCGGCAAAGAACGTGACACGACCCGAGCTGGTAAACAAACTGCTGCTCACCATTGACAAGTTGATAACCGAGGTGAACGAGTCGGAAGACCCAACGCTCATTGCTGGCATAGGCGACAAGCTTGCCAAGCTGTCCTCCGTCATCGAGAAGCTCGACAAGAAGGCAAATGTCGTGGATGCGATTGAGGTCTTTATGGCATTCTCCAAGTGGCTGGAGTACCGCGCAACCATCGACCCCTCTGTAACACCCGAGCTCATCAAGACCATCAACAAGTTTCAGGATATGTACCTCACCGAGCAGATGGGAATCAAATGATAATTCATAATCTATAACGAGGAGACGAGGAGACGAGGAGACAAGTTAACAAGTTGATAGCCATCAACTCGTCAACTCGTGAACTCGTCAACTCGTAAACTAAAAAAACTACCCCCCCATGGCAACAGCAGCAGAAAAGAAACTGGCATTCGAACAGTGGAAAGAGCATTGCAAGCGCATTCAGTCCATTACGGACACTACGGCACTTGCCAACGAAACACCTGCCCAGAAAGAAAGGCGCAAGGAAAGACTGCTCAGCAACTATGCAGCTTTCTGCGAGTACTACTTTCCACATTTCCTCACCCTGCGCAACAAGACAACGGGAGAGGTGGTTCGCACCGTACACAACGCACCGTTCCACAACCAAGCTGCGCGCAAGGTCATGGAAACTCCTAACCTTAAGGCGGTGTTCATGTGGCCGCGCGGACACGCCAAGTCAACGCACTTTGACATTTTCATGCCGCTGTGGTTGATGCTGCGTCCCAAGCGGCTCATCAATTTCATGGTCGTAGTGGGCAAATCGCAGGACAGCGCAAACCGGTTGCTTGGAGATATTCAGGCAGAACTGGAATATAATCAGCGCATCATCGCCGACTTCGGGCAGCAGAAGAACCTCGGACTGTGGACGGCAGGGGAGTTCAAGACTTCCTCCGGCGTGAAGTTCCTTGCCGTAGGCCGTGGTCAGTCGCCGCGTGGACTACGTGAACGCGAGGCGCGACCGGACTATATCGTCATTGACGACCTTGACGACGATGAACTCTGCCGTAATGAACGCCGTGTGCGCGAACTCACCGACTGGGTAAAGGAGGCACTATTCGGTGCGCTCGATGTTGGGCGCGGACGTTTCCTCATGGTGGGTAACCTTATATCAAAGACCTCCGTACTGGCCAATATAGCAGCCACGCGTGGCGTATTCGTCTCAAAGGTTCAGGCCGTCGATAAGAACGGGGAGCCGGTATGGAAGGAGAAATGGACAAAGGAAGATGCACGGGAATACCGAGATTTTGTGGGCTACCGTGCATGGGAGAAGGAGATGATGCACAACCCTATCGTAGATGGTACTATTTTTCGCTCTGAATGGATAAGATACAAGAGCATGCCATCGCTACGCAAGTACGATATGCTTGTATGCTATACCGACCCGTCTTTCAAATCGACCACAGCCAATGACTACAAGGCTTCACGGCTGTGGGGCAAGATAGGGAATGAGCTGCACCTCATCGACTGCTATGTACGGCAGGACACGGTCGGGGGGATGGTACGGTGGCTCTATGACCTCTACGAGCGGACGAGGGACAAAGTGGCCATACTCTTCTTTATGGAGGCAAACTTCATGCAGGACGTCATTCTTGACGAGTTCGCCGTGGAAGGCATCCTCCGCGGATACCAGCTGCCGATTATGCCCGACAAACGGAAGAAGCCGGAGAAGATACAGCGCATCGAGGCTGTCAGTCCGCTGTGGGAACGCGGCTTTGTCTTCTATAATGAGAAGCTCAAGGATTCGCCGGACATGCAGGTAGGCATAGAGCAGACACTGGCACTCGAACGTGGCAGCCGTGTACACGACGATGCGCCTGACGCAGATGAGGGGGCGATATGGATACTGCAGCGCAACGCAAGGCAGGAAAGTTTTCAACCGGTGTTCGGCAAAAGACCGACCGCCAAAAATTCATGGTAGTATGATAAAACTGATAAAAGACATCATTTTCGCTTGGAAATACAAGCGTGCAGTCCGGGAAGCCAAGAAGCTGTCGGCTTTGTTCGGAATGAAGTATTATGTGCTCAATATGGGTGGTAGGCTCAAGGTCGTGCCCAAGCAGAATATACGCCACCTCGTGCGTACCCATCGTTTTCGTAAGGGCATCAAGATATCGGACATCGAGAAACGCGCATTATATGTAACAGAGTAAGAGGAGGTACAAAATGTTTATCACAGACGAGGATTACAGGGTAGTTATTGGTGAGGCAGCACTGAAGACCGTATCGCAGACCTCTGCCAAGAACCGTGCCAATGCGGAGAGTGAAGCACAGGAGGAAATTTCAAGCTACCTACGGCCGGTTTACGACTGCAAGGCGGTATTCGATGCAGAAGGTGACGAGCGCAACAAGCTTATCGTTATGTACACCTGCGACATAGCCCTCTATCACATGGTTTCGGTTATGCCACAGAAGATGGGCAGTGAGATCCGGAAGGAACGCTACGAGCGTGCCGTGAAATGGCTGGAAGGCGTACAGGCGGGAAAGATAGTGCCTGACCTGCCCGTCTGCGTGGATGCGACAGGGGAGCCGTCAGGTGTCGGGGTCGTCTTTCACTCACAGAAACCTTTAAGAAATAACTGGTAAACTCATGATAATTCATAATTCATAATTTTACTAACGACTCATCAACTCTCAACTCTCAACTAAAAGTATGAATTATGAATTCTTAATTATGAATTAACTCGTGAACTTGTAAACTTGTTAACTCGTGAACTAAAAATAGAAAGAAACCATCATGGATATAAAGAGAATATTCAGCACACTTGGAAGACGACAGGAAACGAACGTCATACATACCCCCTACGGAAGTTTCAATCTTGCCAAGGAAGATGACCGTAAACGAATGAAACATGTCGTGATGACGCTACAGCAGACCACCGACGCACTCACCAGGAAAGACATTGCTGACTGGCGCAGGGCATGGCAGCTGGCGATTGACATACAGAATCCCAACAGGCAACGGCTGTACGACATCTATCGGGACGCGGAGGTAGACGCACATCTTTCAGGATGCGTGCGGCAACGACAGGGCTTTGTCATGGCAAAAACCTTCAAGATCGTCGACGCCAAAGAAAATGAAAACAAAGAGGCCTTGCATTTCTTTGACCAGTCGTGGTTCAAGCAACTGTGCACGCAGGTGCTCGACTCCGTATATTGGGGGCATTCGCTCATTGAACTCGGAGAGGTGGTGCAGGACGGCGACGGGTGCGCCTGCTACAGTGGCGTTCGGCTTATACCGCGCAAGCATGTTATTCCTGAATATGGGCGTGTCGTGAGCGACCTTGGGCAAAACTGGAACACGGGAATTGATTACCGCAAGCCGCCGTTTTCCAGCTGGCTCATAGAGGCGGGACAGCCAGACAATCTCGGGTTGTTCTTAAAAGCTGCGCAGCACACTATCCCAAAGAAAAATATGCTCGCTTTCTGGGACACCTTCGGCGAAATTTTCGGCATGCCCATGCGCATAGCTAAGACTGCCTCGCGTGATAGCAAGGAGATAGACCGGTTGAACCGCATGCTCATCGAGGCGGGTGCCTCGCAGACCGCCGTCATGCCACTGGACACCGAACTGGAGTTTATCGAATCCACACGTGGCGATGCTTACAATGTCTACAACCAGCGCGTGGATCGCGCCAACTCAGAACTCTCGAAACTCATCATCGGACAGACCATGACCATTGAGGACGGCAGCAGTCTTTCACAAAGTCAGACCCACTTGCAGGTGTTTCAAAACCTTGTGGAAGCGGATGCCGACATGCTCAGGGATGTCATCAACAACCAGCTCTTGCCACGCATGGTCGCGCATGGATTCCCACTCAAGGGTTGCCGCTTCGACTGGGACTACTCCGTTGATTTCACGCCGGAGCAGCAGGTGGCTTACGAGACGATGGTGGCTGACCGCTACGATGTGGACCCAAGCTATTTCGCTGAAAAGTATTCCATGCCAGTTGGCGAGCGTCGCAACAACATGATGCCGACGATGGAACCGCAAAACACTGACGACCAAAAAGGAAAGAGTGATGATAAGAAACAACAGCAAAAGAACATACACCCTTTTTTCGATTAAGCCCCACCAACTACGTGGGGCTGCATAGCCGATATGAGGCAATCCTACAGTCTGCACACCACACACTGACACTCGACAAGGAGACCGAGGATGCGGTTCACTCCAAACTTACCAAGGCTTTCATGGATATGATGTCGGCACTCTTCAAACAGCAGGGGGCAACGCTCGACATCAATATTCTTGCATCCGACCAGGCGCAGGAGTTTATTGAAACCCACGCTTCCGTTCTCAACACAGGGTTTAAGCAAGTGAAGATGTCTGAGGGTATGCGTAGGAGGCTGGAGCGTTCCAACTATATTTTCTCTGGGATCAAGACTTTCCATGAACTGAATGAGGCTTTCCCGTCGCTCATCGATGAGAACGGCAAACGAAAACCATTCGAACGCTTTTTGAATGACGTTAAAACAATAGACGCCACATACAACCGGAACTATCTCCGTGCAGAGTATAACTACGTCCAGTCATCTGCTGAGATGGCTGCCAAGTGGGAACAGTTCGCAGAAGACGGCGACCGCTACAACCTCCAGTACCGCACAGCAGGCGATGATAAGGTACGCCCGGAACACGCTGCGCTAAATGGTGTTACATTGCCTATGTCCGACCCCTTCTGGGAGTCCTACTATCCACCCAACGGCTGGGGCTGCCGATGTACGGTCGTGCAGGTGCGCAAGTCCAAATATCCCCTCACTCCTCAAGACGAGGCAATGGCAAGGGGCGAGGAAGCCCTGCAGAGCGATATAAAAGGGATATTCCGCTTCAATGCTGGAAAAGAGCAGAAAGCCGTTCCTGACTATAACCCCTATACCATCCGCCGCTGTAACGACTGTGACCTCGCCAAGGGGAAGACCACGCTTGCCTTCATACCCGAGAATGAACTGTGTGCCGCATGCCGCTTAATTCGACAATCGCAACAGGCAAGGAAAAACCAAAGATTGACACCGCAGGAATTTAGACAAGCTACAGCTAAGGCTGTCAAATGGGCTGACGAGAATCTTACACCTACGGTCATAAACAATCAGCCTGCAAAAAGAAGTTTCGTGCAGACAAAGGACGGGCATACTGTTGGAGTTGGAAAGGTGTTTTTCACAGAAACGGCAGCAAAGTCTATTCGTGATCCAAACATGGTCCATGTCTTGAAGACGGCTACAGAGTTTAAGAAGTGGTTGCCACAAGCGACCCTCGTAAGAACAGAAGAAGGTAGACATCATAATTTCCAGTTCAGTGTGTACCAAGTGGAATACCAAGGGCAACGCATAGAGTTCAAGTGTAAAAAGACTGATGGCGAACTGCTCTATATGATGAAGTTCATATAAACAAAAAAAAGAAGCAAATGGTCATTCCGGCGACCTGCACATCTTACGATGCCGACGTGTGAAATGCCTCCTACATTGCTTCTTCAGTGCAAATATAATAAATAACTCCCAAACATCAAACAATGATGAAGAAAAATATCAAATTTCGCAAAGAAACATCGATTTCGCAAGATAGGTAAATGCAGCTTTGCACCAGTAAAGGCTTTAGGGAGTGCCACGATTGCGCTATACTATTACTGGGGCATACGTCTGCTTGGCAGCAACTATTTCAAGTATAGTGGATAGTTGAGAGTCCCTTCGGGGGAGGGATATAAAAGCCCCCGGCCTGTTAATAGTCATCTCACCTACATATTAACCAAAACGCTCAGAGCGCACGACCGGGGGCCAATACCCTCGTTCGCACTCTGAGTTTTTTTGGTTCGTATGTAAGTGAGATGTTGCAAAGATACAAAAATTTGTGAAGATGAAGATAATAGAGGTCTTGAAATTTAACAGGGAACTTATAAAAAGGCTGCGAATAGCAGGTATTCGTTTGGAAGATGAGGAGTTTGTAGACTTATACAGCGACTATACCACATTACTTAAACAAGGCGAAAAGGTATCCTACATTGTGGCTGTGCTTTCTGACAGGTATGCCGTGAGCGAACGGAAGGTGTATGGGCTTATCAAGCATTTCCAAAGCGACTGCACACCATCTGCAGTGTGATTTACAGGCATTGTTCTTTCGTCTATGTGGGCATGGCTATCTTTGTACCAACAAGCAAAAAGACGAAATATGAACAAGTATTACCAAATTCTACAAAAGATTCTTGTGTCAGGAAAGGCGCAGACCAACAGGAAGGGGACTATCCGCTACCTGCTCAATGAACAGCTGACATTCACTCCCAGCGATTTGCTCGATATATTCGAGAGTCATGGAATTGCCAGAAAAAAACTGAAAAACGAACTTAGGCTTTTTATGCAGGGAGAGCGAAACGTTGAAAAATACAGAGAAGCAGGTATCAACTGGTGGGACTACTGCGGTCCGGTTCTTGTGAACAGTTATCCCACCTATTTGGAGAAATTACCACCGTTGATTGAGAAAATAAATCGTGAAAAGCGCAGCAGCAAGAACTATGTCCTGTTCCTTGGCTCAACAGACGCAGAAAGTAATCAGGCACCATGCCTTAGCCTCGTACAGTTCCAAATTGAACAGGGGGAACTTGTACTTACCGCCTATCAGCGAAGCAGCGATGCAAACCTCGGACTTCCTGCTGACATTTATCACCTTTACCTTATGGCAAGGCAGATAGAGTTGCCGCTGAAGTCAATCACGCTCAGTATTGGAAACGTACACATTTATGAGAACAACATCAGCCGAACGGAGCAACTCCTTACAGGCAACGAGGATATAAAATTTGATTTGAACGTATGAGCCGTATATATAAGTCAGCCCCCTTGCCTTTCGTGGGGCAGAAAAGAATGTTTGCCAAAGAATTTATAAAGGTGCTGGAACAATTCCCTGCAAAAACCGTTTTCGTGGATTTGTTTGGAGGTTCCGGGCTGCTCTCACACATAGCCAAACGCACCAAGCCGGAATCCACTGTTATTTACAATGACTTCGACAATTACCGTCTGCGCCTGCGGCATATTCCCAATACCAACAGGCTCCTTGCCGACCTGCGCAAAATAGTCGGGGACAGCGTGCCGCACAACAAGCCCATCAAGGGGGAACTGCGAGAGCGTATCTTCGAGCGCATCGAGCAGGAGGAGAGAGCGACTGGGTACGTTGATTTCATTACGCTATCCTCCTCTGTTATGTTCTCCATGAAATACCGTCTGAATGTGCCTGATATGCGTAAGGAAGTCCTTTATAACAGCATCAAGAAGAATGACTATCCTCTCTGTTCGGACTACCTTGACGGACTCGAAATCACATCATGCGATTACAAGGAACTCTTCAACCGCTACAAGGATACATCGGGCGTGGTGTTCCTCGTGGACCCTCCTTACCTCTCCACGGATGTAGGCACTTACAATATGTATTGGAAGATGTCCGATTATCTGGACGTGCTGAATGTTCTGGCAGGACATTCCTTCGTCTATTTCACTTCCAACAAGTCATCCATTCTTGAGCTTTGCGAATGGCTGGGGCGAAACCAGTCCCTCGGCAACCCATTCAAGAATGCTGTAAAAGTCGAGTTTAATGCGCACATGAACTACAATGCTTCGTACACGGACATGATGCTGTTTAAGAAAGAAGCCGTCTGACCGCGTTTATTTCCAACCTGTGCGCACGAAAAAGCCCCAGCGGTAAATTGTCCGTCGGGGCTGTATTGTTTTGATACGGGGCGTTTATTCCGTAAGCAGGTATCTTACCTCGTAGCTGTCGATGCTTTCCAATATGTCCTCGTGGTTGTGGTTGGTGTCTATCTGGACGAGTGTCATACCATTAAAATGTTCGCCCTCCAGCCCCTCAATGGCAGCATGGATTTTATTGCTCACGTCCCAAGCTGCGTCTTGACCGCCTTCAGCCCAGTCTGTAACGATATGCAGGCGCACAAAACCTTTGCCACGATGTCCCCTACCTTGAAACGGCGAACAGTTGATCGTAGCTATCTCCACAAACACCGCAGGGCGGTCCCAGCCGTCCTCCTGCTCGATGAACTCCACGTTATGGTTCCATAGGTCGATATGCGCTACCTCAGGCACTTCTGCCGTTATCTTTTCCTTGATGGCGTTGTATAATTCCTTTCTCATTTTTGCTTGATGTCTAAATTGTTGAAATACTCGCTTAGGTTTTCCTCTATGATTTCGGTTACTGCTTTCTCCACTTCGGGTGACGTGCCAAGGAACTGCCGCTTGGGTATCTTGATACTGCTGCCGACTTTCATTAGGGCAAGCAGTTTCCAGAACTCAGCCTCCGTACCAAGCTGCACCGTGCGTTTGTCCTGCCTTCTGTCCCCGTTCTTCTTCCTGCCGAACGAGCCAGTTGCCTCGTAATACCTGTGCCAGAAGTATGCCTTCATCTTTCTCGTTACCTTGATTTCGCCGCCCTCGTTGTGAATGGCTGCTGCAGGGTGGGAGGAGAAGAAAGTTATGCTGCTGTCCGTACTCCGGCTCTGCACGCTGCGACGCAAACCACCTGTGTCTATCAGTATGGATCCACCGGGGCGCATCGGGCTTTTCCGTCTTTTCCACTTCTGTGAGAAAAACCCCTGCCGCTCAAAATTCCTGTCGAACTCATCTGTAAGGTCAACCCGGATGTCTTTCAAAATTCGGGCGATAACCTTCTGTAAATCATTTTCCATTGTCGTTGTCAAAATCAAAGAGCAATAGCTGACGGGTATCGTCAGCTATCTTATTCTTACTTTCCGCGCTCGCATTGAGTATATTATAAAAGGTACGTTCAGTAATGGCATACACAGGATATATGTATCGTCGCCATATCTCACGGTTGGAAATTCCGCTTTTGGCATGTTGATCGTATATCCTGTTTATCTCCTCTACACGTTTCTGATAACTTACTCCGCGTCGCTTCTGCATATACTAAATGTTCTTTGGCTTATAAGGCCTGATGTCATATTCCGTTACTGAACTCACCGTCACCCAGCCACTGCCCTCACACTGGGGACAGGGCCCTGTCTGCGGTGTACCGTCATCCATAAGGTGTCGCCATACGCCGGTGCCCACGCACCTGCGGCAAAACGACACCCGCGGAGGTCGCCTCACTTCGCGCTTCATGCCATCTCCTCCTTCTTAGGTTCAACATAGAAGGCCTCGTCCTGAACCACCTGGATGCCACACGCCGTCATCTGCTCACGAAGGGGACGATAGCCACGATTCTCAGGGTCACCGCCACCAAGCTGCACCTCCACCTCACGATCGGCAAGCAGCTTGTCCTTCGCAATCTCCTCCGTCTGGCGGATATAGCTGGGCAGGAAACTCTTCACAAGGTTCAGCGCACTCGCCCAAGTAAAGCCTTTCAGCGTTTTCAACTTCGGTGTCCCAGTGCGGAACCCGATCGTGCCATGAGCCATGTCAAGGCTCTTCTTCTTGGAAAACAGCTCAGCTTGGTTCTCCGTGGCAAACGACTGGAGCGTGTCAAACGCATTGTCTCTTTCAGCAGTCAGCGTAGCCAACTTGTCGGCATACTTCTCGCGCACCTTCGCGCACTGCAACTCAATGTCCGCATTGATTTTCTGTACCTGTGCATCGCTCTTGGCGTAGGTTGCAAACGCTTCATCGGCGGCTTCTCTGCTCACGCCGGTAATGATTACTTTTTTCTTTCTTGTTGCCATTGTCTTTTCTTTTTATAGGGTTGATAAATTAGCTTTGTCAGATTGCGAGTCTGTTTTATATAAAACATAGTCTTACCTAGTCCCACATAGTCTTACCTAGTCCCACATAGTCCCACCTAATAGAGACCGCAAGATGACAAAACGTAAACTGTCCAAAATACTAAATTTTTACGGCGGTAATTGATAGAACCGCACTTAAATAAATTTTCCTTCGCTGGTCAATTCCTGCCAGCTCACATCTTCACGTTCGGTCTCGAGCTCATAAGACAGATCCTCCAAAAAGTCACAGTATTCTTCATTGCTCATTTCCCTGCCGAGTTCCCGAATGTGCTCCATCGCACGCTTTACTGATTGTCTTGGTGTCATACTTCTTAACTTTCTGTCATGTTGTCCATTTGGAATACAATTGCCACGCCAATACCTTCCTGGTTCTCCCCTCCTTGGGTTTCTCCCCTCCTTCGGAGGGGTTGGGGGAGGCTGCCGGGGGAGGCTTTTTGTTTCAGGCCACCCTTGCGCATGATGGCGCGCAGCTTTGTCTGCAACGAATCCAGGTCTGCCAGTGTTAGTTTGGCAAACACCTTTCCAGCTATCCGTGGGTGACGGCAGAAATCGTCGATGCGTTGCCAGTCTGTTGTATCAATGCCCGCCTGTTGCATCAGCTTCAAACACAGGCTGCGTTTCTTCTTCAGTTGCACTCTCCAGCCGGTGTGCTCTTCCAGTGATGCACACATGGCGACATATTCTTTCGCACTCATCTCATGCAGGTGCAGCGTTCGTCCGTTCGTGAAGCTCGACACAAGCGTCTCCTTGTCTGCGCCAGGCAGCGCCTTCAGCAGACAGTAGAAACGCGCATAGTTCCTTTCCGTTCCCATAGCTTTTCCTCCTTCCAGTCCTTATAATTCTGGCGGGCTTTGGCAACAGCCTCCGGTAAAGTACCGTTGATGTCGCTGACACCGAACAGGGGTACACCGTTCACGCAGGCGTACAGCTCGCCGTTAAACTCCATTACCTGCACAGCATTGCGCGCCTCCGCATCGAGCTGAGCCTGACGCTCCGACTCAATACGCTCCGCACGCTTCTCGTGCCACACTTGAATACGTCTTTTGATTTCTTCTAAAAAGTTGCTCATAATTGTTTATATTAAATTGATGTAAAACTTATTCCCATTGATACTGCCCTGCGCTCCATCACTTCCGATCGGTGAGTAGCCGCTGTTATGAATGCCTCATTGGAAGCACGGGCTATCTCATAGCCTTTCTTTCGCAAACCATTACGGAGGCATATTTTCTCTTTCGGTGCCTGCACCACCCGAAGCTTTGTCTTTTGCTCAAGACCGAATATCACTCTGCGCTTCTCCGCCTTGAAGGTTTTCTTGCGTTGTTCTCCAATGTGGCGGTGCATGGCGTCAAAGGCTTCTGCCGACATTTTGTCCTTTTGCCGCTCGCCCTTCTTGAACTGATAAGCCTTGCCATAGCGCAGCAGGTTTTCCTTTCCTCGATTACCGACACCTCGATTTGCTTTGGCAGCGCAATCTGCTGCATTCTGTTGCATAGCCTTCGTGAAGTCGGAGGTCTTGTTCAGTCCCATATCTCGTGCAATCCTTACTACCGTTCTTGGCGATATTCCTAAATGGTCGGTAATGTCTGCATTCTTTGTTGTTCCAAAGTTTTTGCGCATCCATTCCTGTTCTGCTTCAGATAGGATTATCTTGCTGTATTTATTTCTTTCCATTGCTATTCTTCCGCTTTCCACTCAATAGTTATCATGGCATCGAGCCTGCCGCTGCCCTTACATATCGGACATTCCTTCTTATAGCGTTCCTGCCACTCGTCCTCCTGCCAGTGGTAGCCGTTGCCTTGACAGTAGGGGCATGCGTGTCCACGACTCTCGATATGGTCTGCCATACGTCCACCTGGAGTCATTCGACCTGGTTCAATTTCAATTATCCGTCTTTCTTTGCTCATCGCTTTGTTGTTTTGATAGTCTTATTCTTTCTGGTATCACTACGGTAAAGTTGCAATACCGGCAGCACTCGCCTTCCGTTTTCACAGGATAGGGGTTGTTGCCCCATCCTTTTATCTCATTGCCGCAGATGCAGCATTGCTTAATCTTATGCTCCATATTTTATCGTATTTCTAATTGTACATTAAAATGATACCCTTTGCACAATCGCCGTATCTGTATGATAGTGAAAGGCTCGCCATCGTACGCAAAGAATATCGTGCGTTCCCGTGTCTGTACTTTCACTCCTTTCTTTCTCAACCTGTACAGCAGGTTGTCTCGTTTGCTTGCCATATCATAGATTGTTACTCGTTTTCAAAATACCTTCTTTCCACACAACGTAATGATTTCCAGCTTCACCGATTGACCTGCCCAAGCAGTAGGCCTTATAACCCATCACGCGCACTTTCATATCACAGATATACCTCAGTCGTCGTGCCGGTTTCCCTGTTGGCTCACTTTTATCTTCCTGACTAATGAAAATAAAACACTTGCGATTGAAACGGCGCATCAAGGCAACAGTAGCAGGATAAGTCCATCCGAAATCATCGTAAGCAACTTGGTAGGAGTCCACGATAATGAATTTCGGAGATTTTGGCTTGGCAAGACGCTCGGCAAGTTCCTCTATCGACTCATCTGTAACGACCCGGAAGCGGCCCTGTACCTCGTTCATTCCCAAATAGCTCATGCGACGCTGGAAACTCTGGTTCACGCGTTCCTCATAACTCATGTAAAGAACAAGCCCATACTTGCACAGTTCCTTCCCCAACTGCATCACGAATGAACTCTTGCCCTGTGCGCTCGCACCGCTGATAAACCAAGAGGCATTCTCCGCAGGGAAACCGAACGAATCACTCCACTGCTCGCCCCAAGGTAATGTCACCCATTTCTTGGCTGCAATCTCTTTCGGACTGTATGCTCGTTTCGCCATTACGCGCCTTCCTTCAATTTGCTGATTTCCGTATAAACTCTTCGCAGTCCGCCGCCGCTTCTGCGTACTATCTGACCGATGTCCGTGCCTTTCGGGGCGTTCACGCTTGCCACAGCGTGGGCTTGCTCCAACAGGAACTCACGGCGGTCATCTTCTTGGTCTGGCGTTACACGACTGTACTTGCCGCCGTATCGTGAGAATATCTCGGCATAGCCTACCTTCTGATGTTCTACCATTCTGTTGATCTTGGCACGCAAACCATCAGCTCCCATCATATACCAGCCACAGCACATTTCCGTAGCGTTCCACAAGGCTTTTAGTTCCAGGAAAGCCTCGTACTGCAGGTCTCCAGCTTCGTCCAGCACCACCAATGGACGCTCCATACTTCTGAGGTAATACACGAGGTCTTCATAGGTGTCCTGATACTTGCCGCTTATGCCCACGCCAAACTCCCGGGCTATCTTCTTCACAAGCGCACGCTTGGTTTTCACCTGTGAGCAGTCTACGTAAATAGCGTTACGGTGTTCCTTTACGTACCAACGCGCAGTATAGGTTTTGCCGATGTTCGGGAGGTCGCAGAGTATTACGCTCAGGCTGCGTTCCTGGCAGGCGCCCAACTGCAGGCTGATATATTTGAAAGTCTCCGTCTGTGCACCTTTCCACTCTATTGTCTCTCGTAGGTTCACATCCAGCTTCCGGGCAATGTTCACCCAGTTGGCGTCGCTCAGCGCTTTCTCCGTCTGACCTTTTTTCAAACCGTTGTACACGCTGGCAGATATACCCAGCGCCGATGCGTGCTTCGCATCGCTCGGATAGTTCTTGCGGTTGGCTGTTATCGCCTCTAATATCCGCTGTTTTTGCATCTCACTAATCATATTCTAATGGCATTTTAATGTTATTCTATATGTCTGCTACGGCGTGGCTGGATGCGCTTAGCCGTGGCATTCTTGGCTCACATTTCTGAGGAACGGAGATTTTTACTTCCAGTACCTCCTGCTGTGCCTGTTGGCTCGGCTTCAGTATTCCCAGTCTGTCAATGGCGTTGTCCTCAACATATTTGTTGAATTTCGCTATCTTCTTCTGCTGTTCCACGAACGCTGCTTGGTCTTCTTCAGTCTGTTCGGCCATCACACGGCTGTAGGTGTTCACTTTCTCAACTGTGTCGATGTATTTGCCCTTTTGATAGATAAACACCTCTTGTGGTGCGCCCTCATCGTCCGGCAGATAGCAGGCGGTAACCTTGTAATTGTTCGGTTCCAGCCGTTCCAGTACGCTCGTGCTGCTCAGCCACCAGTCTTCGTGGACCACCCTTACGGTCGAATTCCTGCGAATACTCGTTTCCACACGCTCGCCGATGTGATAGGCAAGCGTTCTCGCGTCGTAGGGAAGCAGGTTCGGGTTGATGTTGGCCTCCAGCACCTGCCAGCGCGTCATACCCGGATACATCTTCTGATTCGGGTGCAGCATATTGTTCCACTCTTCATTGTCCTTACGGTCATCGGCAACCAGCTGCTCCCAAGTGAAATATTCCTTGTCCTCGTAGAGTTCGTTGGTCTCATCGCTGATTTTCTGATACTCCTGACGCCACTTGCCCTTGCCATAGAAACGACCGATACCCTCGTGGTTCTTGTGTATCACGCTGCGCTTCTTCGCACCATTCAATGGCTCGGCATATTTCTCTTGTGAGTTCAGAGGGGCGCAGAAGCGCACGAACTTGAACACGGTCTCGGCTTTCAGGAAGCCCTCCTTATACTGGCTCATCAGGTGGTTCTCCACCTCGATACCGGCAGGAATGCCCCAGCCGTTACTGGCTATCAGCCGGAACATGTCACGAAAACAGTCCACCACAAGTCGCTCGTCCTTCTTCCTTGCGTAGCTTGCACCGATAACGCACTGGCTCACCACATCGTAGGCATAGTAGGCATGTACCCGCTGTTTCGTGTCCTTCAGCTTGCGTGTCAGGTCCACGTCGTCCATCGTTATCTGGCTCAGTGAGAACTGACCGCTGTGGCGGTGCATGTAAGGCATCTGCTCGTGCATGAAGGTGCTCCAGCTCGACAGCTTCTGTTCTATCAGCAGCTTGTTGGCTGGCTTGTTCAGATAGTTCGCAATGGTGCTTTCACTCAGCTCTTTCGGCTCGCCGGTTTTGGCATCCACGAAGTCGTCCGGGTTCATCAGCTCGCCGGTCTTGGGGTCAAAGACTTCCAATTCGCCGCACACGAACGAAATGTAGTTGTCATGGGTCGTACTGTTGTAAGGCTTGTTGGGCAAGACTGCCAGGCCGAGTATCAACCGCTCGGTCTTGTAATCCACCTTCCTTGCACTCTGGTTGCCGAACTTGCCACTGATAAGACAGCCGTAGCCCTCGCGCTTGTATTCGTTTACCTTCTTCCTGAAACGCAGCGTACTCGTCGGAAGCGTGTGCCCTAATTCCTCGCGCAGGATTTCAATGGTCTTGGCCATCATGTCCCAGTTGTATTTGCCACCGAACAGGCGTTGGCTGTCCCGTGCACGCTCGTAGAGCTTGATGCAGCAGTTCAGCACCGAAGCGTTGATTATGTACTCGCGTTTCTTTTTCTCGTCAAGGTCGATGCCTGTCTTGCTTCGGTCATGGAAGAAGGCGATGGCTGCCTGATCCATTTCGTAATTGGAAAGCACCCATGCCTTGATGCGAACCTTGTCGCCGCCGGGGTACTTTTTCTCAACAGCCTCCTTATACTTACTCGGCAAACTGTCTATGGCAATCAGAGCACAACAGTCATTCGCACCACCACCGCGACGAACCACCTTCACCTTCTTTCGATAGGTCAGGTTATTGTAGTTGGAGGCTGTTATAATGCCACCATCTACGAGTTCGCTGTATGATATGCAAAGTTTATTACCGTAATACTCCATGCTGCTTTTTTCTTTATCGCAATGTTGCTGCCCAGTCCTGAATGCCCTGAATATCACTTGTCATCACTTTCTCAAAGTGGCGCACTTTCTCTCCATGCTTATACACGTCGCAGACAGGCTCCTTCTTTGAGAACTCCAATAGCACGTCACCAAGATACTGCCGCATATAACCGTCAGCATCATGCAGCACCTCCAACTCTGGAGCTTCAACCATCACAATACCGCCACGCTGCAACGCAAGTGTGCGGATCTTCTTCATAAGGTCGTTACCTTCGCTCATATTCTCAAAGTGTGTAGCGTTGTAAATTGTGCGCTCTGTAATATCCAGTGCCTTCGCGATAAACTCGCGATCTGCTTTTTGTATGTGAATGTACTTTTTCATAATCTCACTTAGTTTAATTCGTTTATTTTTACTAACTTTATAGCCAAATTCCAAATAGAAAAAATATGGTACCTGAAGTATTACTTACAATCGACATTGTCCCTCTTGACCAAACAATGGACGAGAAAGTGCTTCTTGAACTAATTGCCCCCTGTCTAAATCGCCTGAAGGCGTTAAAGGGTAGCTTTGACCGCAATACTGACATACAGCCCTCTGTCGGTCAATACGCACAAGAAGATGGCAGTCAGAAACGAACCGCCCGCGTGGTGCTGTCAATTTCTGTCGGGATGCAGCGCGCACTGCATCTTCAGCAAGTTTTTGAGGCCTATCATGCGCTTCTGAGTTACGAATTGCCCGCCTGTCTTGTAAACGCTCATTCAGAAATCTTGAGATTTCAGTAGCAGAAAATCTTTTGTTGCTCATAATCTTCAATATTTAATCATTAAAATTCTTAATCCTCGCCCCTTTTTCGTATCTTTGGGCGCGTTTCCTAATGGAACACG